ATGGCAGAGGCGGGCGAGGTGGTAAAGGACGCGAGCAGCGTATGGGACTATCTGACCGGGGCAGGAGCACCGGAGCCGGTGCGGGAAGCGTTCAAGCGCGTGTGTGAGCGCGCAGGCGTGCCGTACATCATCGAGCCGGAAACAGCGGATTGTTGAGGCGCTCTTGCGTTTCCGCAATCAACTGTTTCAGCGCCGTGACGGCGCAGCGGTGGCAGACGTCGGAACCGTCTGCATCGTCGCAGTAGTTCGGCATTGGCGTGCCGTCCTCGCTGACATTGAAGAAAAACATATGTTTTCTGCCGAGATCCCGCGGGCAGGAAACGCGCGTGTATGGCTGGTTCATTTGCTCACCTCCTTCACGCGATTTTCACCACAACATTACCACAAAATGACGCATTCCGCAACGGAAAGGAAGTGATCCCATGCTGACAAAATCCGAACAGAAAATGCTCGAGCAGCTCATGCGAGCCATGCAGAACATGACCAACCTCCAGAAGGCGCAGCTTTGCGCATTCACCGAGGGCTTTGCAATGGCGCTCGAAGCCGGGAAAGCCTCGTAACAGGGGCTTTTTCGACCTCGGAAACCATCTGGCAACCGTTTGGCAACCATCTGGCAACCGAGATAAGTAAAGGTTTAGTCTTAGCCAAGATTCAGCCAAGAGTAGTGTAAGAGGGAGAGGGCGTGCGCGCGAGCGCGACGCCGCCCCCGACGAAAGGAGAAAACGAATGGATAAAAACGCAGCCAACCAGCACGATGCAGACGCAGCGCTGGAGGCAGAGATCGCGCGGCTGCGCGAGGACGAGCACGTCAAGCTCGCCAAGCGCTACAAATACGCCCGCAACCGCCGCAAGCAGTATCTGTACCAGCTCCGCTACTACCAGAAGAAAGGCCGGGAGCTTGCCGCCCTCGGCGTGACGATGGACAACCTCGACGAGATGCTCTGCGATAACGGAGGTGACACGTAATGCCGAAGCTGAAACGGCGCACCAGCCGCTACGATCAGCTGCAAGCGCTGCTTTACGGGCAGCTCCGGATGCACGGCACGAAGCCGGAGGATCTGCTCGGCTGCTGCCGCGAGACGGCGGCGAAGCGCCTGAGGGACATCGACCGTATGCCGGTCGGCGACCTGCTCACGCTCGGCCGCTGCTTAGATATACCGATCGCGGACCTGCGCGCCGCGATCAAGTACCAGTAAACCGGAACAACGAAAGGAGAACCAAGTGGAAAACGAAATTGTTGCCTACAAAGGCATGGACAGAAAAATGCAGTGCCGTGGGATGCAGTACGAAGTCGGCAAGGAATTCTCCGTCGACGGAGAGATCAAGTGCTGCGGCAACGGGCTGCACGCCTGCGAGCGGCCGCTGGATGTGCTCGGCTACTACGCGCCGGGCGACGGCAGCCGGTACTTCCGCGTGACACAGAGCGGCGACCTTGCGCGAGACGGCAACGACAGCAAAGTCGCATCCCGCAAAATGCGCGTCGACGCCGAAATCGGCATCCCCGGCCTTGTAAAGGCGCACATCGAATACGTAAAAGCGCATACAACGTCCGAATATACCGACCCGGAACGCGCTACCGCCGGATACCGTGGCGCAGCTACCGCCGGAGACAGTGGCGCAGCTACCGCCGGATACTATGGCGCAGCTACCGCCGGATACCGTGGCGCAGCTACCGCCGGAGACCGTGGCGCAGCTACCGCCGGAGACCGTGGCGCAGCTACCGCCGGAGACAGTGGCGCAGCTACCGCCGGAGACAGTGGCGCAGCTACCGCCGGAGACTATGGCGCAGCTACCGCCGGATACCGTGGCGCAGCTACCGCCGGATACCGTGGCGCAGCTACCGCCGGAGACTATGGCGCAGCTACATCGCGTGGGAGCGCGTCCGTTGGCGCAAATGGCATTGCGTGTGCGCGCGGCAACAACGTTCGCGTGAAAGGCGGCCTTGGCGCGATCCTTGTTATCGCCGAGGAACAGCCGACCGACTACAACATCGCGCATTGGAAGGCTGTCGAAGTCGACGGCGAAACGGTAAAGGCGGATACGTGGTATCGGCTGGTAGACGGGAAACTGGTGGAAGCAGGTGACGCCGAATGAAGGTATTCGGCGACCCGCGCGCGCGGGCAAAGGCGCGCAGATACATCGTGTGGTGCGCGGAGGACGTGCTGTTCTGCACGGGGCTGTTCGGCGGTATCGCGCTGGCTGGGTGGGTGTTTCACGTGGTCTTCGCGGCACTGGGGGTGGCGTGTTGAAACACCTCGGCGACATTACAAAACTCGACGGCGCGACCATCGAGCCGGTGTGGTGCGTGACGGGCGGAAGCCCGTGTCAGGATCTGAGCATCGCTGGCAAGCGTGCCGGTCTCGCAGGCGCGCGAAGCGGCCTGTTTATGGAGCAGATCAGAGTGATAAAGGAGATGAGGGAGCATGACAAACAGCTTGGCTGGGCAGGAGAGCTTATTCGTCCAAGATACATGGTCTGGGAAAATGTCCCAGGAGCGCTCAGCAGCAACAAAGGCCGAGACTTCGCGGCCGTGCTCGAGGAAACGATCCGCATCGTCGAACCGGAAGCCCCCAGTGTTGAAGTGCCTGAAAAAGGCTGGCCTACCTGGGGCGGGTATCGGGACGTGGACGGACGATGGAGCGTGGCTTGGCGAGTACATGACGCGCAATACTGGGGAGTGCCCCAGCGTCGTCGTAGAATCGCGCTTGTCGCAGATTTTGGAGGCGACACCGCACACGAAATACTGTTTGAGCGCACGGGCGTGTCAGGGGATATTGCGGAGAGCGGAGCGGCGGGGGAAGGACTTGCCGAAACTGCTGAAGGAAGTTTTGATCCGGCAGTCGGAGATTGTATGACGGCTTGGGACTGTCAAAGCAAGCGCATTTTTGATACGAACGGGAAATCTCCTACATTGCAAGGCGGCGTGGGTGGCGGCGTGAACAATCCGGCTATCTTTACGGCTATACCCATCAACGACAAAGCCACGCGCTGGCAAGGCGGCAGAGAGCGCCGCAACCACGATGGAAGCGGAAACGGTCTTGGCATCGGCAAAGAGGGCGACCCATCACCCACGCTGACCTCCGGCGACCGGCATGGGGTGATGGCGGTGGCGCTGGATATGACGCACGCCGGCGATGTGATCCGCGAATGCGGAGAGACCGTGCCGAGCCTGCAAGCGCGAATGGGAACAGGCGGGAATCAAGCGCCGCTGACGTATCAGATGCAAGACTTTGGTGATTACCGCCGGGCTGACGTTGCCAGCGCGTGCAAACAGCGGGACTACAAGGACAGCACGGATCTGGTTATCGGAATTGACGGAGAATGCAATGCCTATATAGAACAATATGGCACACTGCGAGCGCACGCGAGCTGCGGTGCGGAAGAAACGCTTATGCATCGCATGGTCGTGCGGCGTCTGACCCCGCTGGAATGTGAACGGCTTCAGGGATTTCCGGATGGCTGGACGGACATCGGCGACTATACCGACAGCACCGGCAAAAAGCGCAAGACATCCGACAGCGCACGGTACAAGGCGCTCGGCAACAGCATCGCGCTTCCGTTCTGGCGATGGATGTTCGGGCGCATGGCGGCCTATCTGCCGGAGGGCGCGACGCTCGGCAGCCTGTTTGACGGCATCGGAGGCTTCCCGCTGTGCTGGGAAGACGTGCACGGCGCTGGAACGGCAGTATGGGCAAGCGAGATCGAAGAGTTCCCGATCGCTGTGACCAAGAAAAGATTTGGAAGTGGAAACATGATTCGCTACACGTTGAATATTGAACCGCCGGTCGAGCCGCCAGCCTACACCTGCCCAATCTGCCCGGTGTGCGGCGAAGAAGCGGACACGCTGTATAAAGACCGGCAGGGGAATGTAATCGGATGCACGGCGTGCATCACGGAGGTAGACGCATGGACATTGTAAGTGACACCTACATTCGCGGCGGCATCCCGCAAAGCCGCTATTGCCGTAGCTGTGCGCACTATCAGGTGCTCTCCGGAAGCAGCAATAGTGGTGGCGAACCCGGCGCAAGGGCGTGCCTGTACATCCTCGACACCGGCCATCGGCGGGGATGCTTGCCCGGCCCCGGCTGCAATAAGCGCATCACATTCGCGCAGTGGCGCGAGAGCAAGCGCGGCCGCGCCGTCCTGCGGCAGAAGCACAGCCAGAGCCGCCCCAGAAAACGGAGGGCAGAACCATGACGACTGACCGCGCAACCCTGCGCTATATCCTCGCCCGGGCGCGCATCTACTTTGCCGACGAGCACATTGCCTGTGATTATTGCCCGTGTCTGGAAACATACAGCCGCAAGCAGTGCCGCCTCACCGGCGAGTATCTGCTCGACACGCGCACCATCGGGTACAACTGCCCGCTGGAGTTTGATCCGGAAGGGGGGAAAACACCATGAACAAATTCCGATGCCTGCACGCGGACGAGATCGAGTGCCGCGTGCAGCAGGTAAAGGATAACGGCCTTATCCTCTTGCTCTATAAAGACGCGCGCTGCGACATGACCATCCTGGACGAGGCGGTCGGTGCGATGGACTGGCAGCGTGAGCACCGGCGCGATAACGCCAACTGTGTTGTCTCCATCTGGGACAGCAAAAAAGGGCAGTGGATCAGCAAGGAAGACACCGGCAAGGAGTCCAACACGGAGGCGGAAAAGGGCCTCGCGTCCGACAGCTTCAAGCGCGCGTGTGTTAACTGGGGCATCGGCCGCGAGCTTTACACTGCACCGTTTATCTGGATCCCGGCAGGGAACTACACTGCCAACGGCCGCAAGTGCTATGACAAATTTGCGGTCGAGAAGATCGAATACACGAAGAATGCGGACGGCTCCGACCGTCACGAAATCCTGAACCTATCCATCCGCAACACAACCATGAACAAGCGCGTGTTTGTCCACATCGGCAGCACCGCCAAAGAAAGGAAGTAAATAACCATGATTATTCGCACCAGAACCGGCGACTGCATCGTCGCCGGGCGGCTCTCCAGAGATGCCGAATTCTCCAACGTCGGCTCGAAAAACACGCCGCTGACGAAGTTTTCCGTACCTGCCCGCGACACCGTGCAGCCGGACGGCAGCAAGCAGACCGAATGGATCAACTGCGAGGTCTGGTATGAGGCTGCCATGAATGCCGCGCAGCTCAAAAAGGGTGATGCCGTCATCGTCTGCGGCCAACTCTCCACGCGCAGCTATACCACCCGCGACGGGGAGGATCGCAGCGAGGAGCGCCTGCGTGCAGACGCCTTTGTCAAAGCGTCCGTCCCGGTCTCTTCTTCCAGCGTGGAGCAACTTGCCTCCGCCTATCCCGGCGTCGTGCGCGGCGTCGGAGTTGTCGCGGACGACTTCACGAATGAGCCAAAGTTTGAGACCCTGCCGGACGACGAATCCGACCTGCCGTTCTAACTGGGGCGCGCCATGGCAGAAAAGCGAATGTTTGCGCGCTCGCTCATCGACAGCGACGCGTTTCTGGATATGCCGCTCTCGGCACAGGCGCTCTATTTCCACCTCAACATGCGCGCGGATGACGACGGGTTTGTCAACAATCCAAAGCGCATCACGGACTATGTCGGTGCGGCCTCGGACGATCTCAAGCTCCTGCTCGCCAAGCGCTTTATCATCGTCTTTGACGATTCCGGCGTCATCGTCATCCGGCACTGGCGGCTGCACAACACTCTGCGCTCCGACAGATACCATCCCACGAACTATCAGGCGGAGCTGTCGCGCCTGTGCATCGCCGAGAACAAAGCCTATACGGAGCAAAAGAGCGGACAGAAGGAGGCAATCCATGCAGGAGCACCGGCGGCTCGGACGGCAGACAAGCAGAAAAAGCCGTATGGAGAGTGCAGCAACGTGTGGCTCACAGACGAAGAGCTTGAAAAGCTGCGCCATGATTATCCTGCACACTTTGCGGAGTACATACAGCGATTGTCGCTGCACATTGACGCAAAGGGCGCGCGCTACAACTCCCATTATTCCGTAATCCGCAAGTGGCTGATCGCCGACGGCGTGAAGTCCGAACAGGAGAAGACGGCTCCGGTGTCAGACCGTGACGATCTGGAGAAGGTCGAGCAGATGCTCGCCGCCATGAAGGGGGGTGCGCCGGATGCCGACCATGCTGGCGCTTGACCCCGGCAACCGGGACACCGGCTGGTGCATCGTCGATACTGTCACCCGCGCACCGGTGCAGGGGGGAAAGGACGAGAACACGCTCGTCTCCGGCATTGTGTCCGTCGGCGCGTTTACCGTTGCCGCGATTGAGATCATCGAATCTTACGGCATGGCGGTCGGGCGTGACGTGTTCGAGACGTGCGAGTGGATCGGGCGCTATAAGCAGCTGCTCGACGACCGCGGCGTACCGTACCACATCATCACCCGCAAGGAAGAGAAGCTTACCATCTGCGGCAGCCCCCGCGCGAACGATACCACCATCCGCCACGCGCTGATTGACCGCTTCGCGTCGCACGACTTCCGCAGCGGTAAGGGCACGAAAGCAAATCCAGACTTTTTCTACGGCTTCCGCGCCGATCAGTGGAGCGCGTATGCCGTTGCAACGACCGCCCTCGACCGGGCGGAGTACGAAAAGGAGAGTGTAACCAATGGTATTAGCTGAGGATATCATCTTTGCCGTGCGCGATTTGCTCAATAACGACAAAGGCAACCTGAATTTTTCACCGTCAGCGCACTACGCGGTGCAGAAGCTGATCGACTATGCCGAGCAGGAGCATGAGCAGCGGGAAAAAGCGGAAACCATACTCTGTAACGAGCGGCGCAAGGCGCTGGCGTTTTCCGCCGAGGTGGCGCGGCAGGAACGCACGATCGACGACTTGCGGCAGCAGTTGTCGTTTATGCAGCAGGCGCGGTGGGACGCGGGGGTGTGAATATGGACGTGGTAGAATTTTTTAGCGAATTCAGACGGATGTGTAAATCGACCAGCGATTGCACAAAGTGTGAGTATCACGGCGACAAATGTGATAACGCCATTGAGCTTTTTGAAAAAACCGTTGCGATGGTGGAACAGTGGTCAAAGAAGCATCCGCACAAGACGCGGCAAAGCGTGTTTTTGGAGCAGTGGCCGAACTGCATGATGGACGATGATGGCATTGTCGGGATGTGCCCAAGAAATATTGACAAGATGTATGTCTGCAATTTAAGCCGATCTGGTGGGTGCACAGATTGTCGCCGCAAGTTCTGGATGCAGGAGGTGGAGTGATGGGGGCGAATCAGTGAATGCGATTTTGAATTACCCCGGTGCAAAGTGGGGCATGGCACAGGAAATCGTGCAAATTATGCCGCCGCACAGATCCTATTTGGAGCCGTTCGCCGGTTCTTTGGCCGTGCTTTTCAGCAAACCGCGATCGGCGATCGAGACCGTGAACGACATCGACGGGGATATCGTGAATTTCTTCCGCGTTCTGCGCGCAGAGCCCGAGCGGCTTGCCCGGGAGATCAATTTAACGCCATATGCGCGCGCAGTCTTTGATGATGCGCACGAGAATCGCGGAGAAACAGACTTCGACCGCGCGGTGCGGTTCTGCATCCGTAGCAGGATGGGGCACGGCTTCAAGACGTATCAAAAGACCGGATTCAAAATCGACGTTTATGCGCGTGAGCGCAGTTACTGCCTGAACTGCTGGAACGATATGCCCGAGAACATACGGGCCGCGGCCGAGCGGCTGAAAGAAGTACAGATAGAGAATCGCCCGGCGCTGGAGCTGATTCGGCGTTTCCGGCACGAGAACGTGCTGATCTATGCAGATCCGCCGTATTTGCTTGAAACGCGCAGCGGAAAGCAGTATCGGCACGAAATGACAGACGCAGACCACGAGGCATTGCTGGCAGCGCTGAAAGCGCACCCGGGGCCGGTCATCCTATCCGGGTATCATTCGCCTATGTATGACAGTGAACTGCACGGCTGGAACATCATCGAGCGGAAGGCCTATAACCAGAATGGAAATAGGCGCACGGAAGTGCTCTGGTGCAATTACGAAATACCGACATTGATCTGATAAGGAGGACAACATTGAAATGAACAGGCTTACGTTTGACGGCAATTTCTGCGAAATTGCTCAGTGCCGGGAGCTGCCGTGCACGCACGGTGGTAGCTGCACACAGCGAAAGGTGTGGGAAAAGCTCAAAGCCTACGAGGATCTCGGCTTAGAGCCGGAGGACTACAAGTGCACCTTAAATATAGACATTATTGTCCGCGCGGCGGCTATTGCGCTTGGCGTGCCGGTCGAACAACTATGCAATATAGTGAAGCTTGGGAAGGCCGGGCGCTTGATGGTACTGCCGGAAAAAGGAGAAAGCGATGGCTGAATACGCGAAAATCGAAACAGCGATGGTAATCATATGCGATCTGTGCGGAAGTTTATATCCGGACGGATATTCCCAGGAAAAATGTGGTTTGGGGAAATGCGATTGGATGGAGTATCTCAAAGAGACCGCCGCCGACGTTGCGCCGGTGGTGCATGGGCGGTGGGCGCATCTTGGCGGAGACGAGTGGTGCTGCTCTGCGTGTGGATTTGTTATCACCACTGAGGGCAGTTGGGATAAGCCAACTAAAAAATATTGTGAGGATTGCGGCGCGAGAATGGACGGTGACGACGATGCCAAAGCGGATTAACCCGCGCCGGAGACCGGCGACGATGGCAGACGTGCAGCGCGCAAAGGATACGGCGACGGCGGATGCCTGCCGGGTGACGCTGGCGATCTTTTTCACGGCGCTGCTAGACAAAGAAGGCATGGAAGCCGAGCAGCTGCAGCGCATCTGGCGCGAAGTAGAGGCGCTGAGCGAGAGCGTGCGCGATGGCTATGTATCAGCGCCCGACCTGATCCGCGTTCTGCGGGAAGAGTACGAGATCGACATTGTAGGAGGGTGAAGCCATGCGCAGAAAACCGCTCGCGCCGCTTACGCCGGAACAGCAGCAGCTCGCGGCTGACAACGAGCGTCTGATCTATCTTGCGATCCACCGCTACGCGCCGGACGAGGACGCCGATGAGCTGTATGGGCACGCTGCCGAGGGCTTGCTCCGAGCCGCAAGTACATACGATCCAACGCGCGGAAAGTTTTCCACACACGCTATGTGGTGCATTCGCAGCGAGATCGCGCACCGCAAGAAGTACGCGCAGCAGCGCAAGCGGTCCGGTATGCTTATTTTGTACACGGACGATAATGACACAGCGTTTGACAGCGCCGGTAAGTACGATCACACGCAGCGCGGTGCAGTCAAGCCAAAGGATCGACCGCACAAAGATTTCGACGATTCCGCGGCGGATATCAGCTGTTTTCTGGACTGTCTCACGCCGGTGCAGCGTCAGACCGTGTGCCTGCGCATGGCAGGGTATACCTACGCAGACATTGCCGACATCCGCGGCGTAAAACCGCAGGCGGCTTATCAGGCTGCGCAGTTTGCCGCAAATCGATGGCTGGAATATAACGACACCGGCGATGCCGGAACATCTGAAAACAGGAGGAAATAACAATGGAAGCAAACGCAATGTGGGAAGGCGTGCGCAACGACGCGCGCAACGAGCTCCGCCTCAGCATCCTGACGGATGCGATCTTCAACGCCGCCCGGCTGAACTACAGTGGCGAAAAGCTCGCCTTTGACGATGACGAGCTTTGTACCGTGCTTCGGGCAATGTACCCGGATGACTACGACGGCGTGCTTGGAAATCTGCAAGCGCTCAAAGCGGAAGAGGAGGCAAAGGACGGTGACGCATTTTGACCCGTGCCGAAATTCTGAAGGCCGCAGAGCGCTGCGTCTGTACCGACCGAAATCAGCAGTACGGTGAGCCGGAGGACAATTTCCGCACAATCTCCATGCTTTGGAGCGTTTACCTCTGTGCGCGCGGCATGGATCAGCCGCTCGGTGCAGCCGATGTCGGCGCAATGATGGCGCTGTTCAAGCTCGGCCGCATCGCAACCGGAGGCGATAAAGCGGATAACTTCATCGACCTCGCCGGATATGCCGCCTGTGCCGGGGAAATTTCAACGGAGAGCGGGCGCGACCGCAAAGACGTGAAATGTAGCGCGGAGAATAAAAGCCGCGCAGAGACGCAAAAAACAGTCTCAGCAGAAAAAGCACCGCACAAGACCACGTTCGCAGAGAACAAAAATGTTCGCATGGCGCGCGGCCTCGACGGGCGGTATATCGTCACGACCGGCTGCACGGTGATGGAAGCTCCGAGCCTCGCGGAAGCGATGCGCATCATCGCGGAGTATGAGCATACCGGATCGTAAACGAAAGCACATAAAGCAAAGCAGCACGCAGGATATGCGTGCTGCTTTCTTGTTGTGTGTTTGTCACGAGAAGAGCTTCCAGAGCTGGTTGAACTGCTTCGCGGTATAGCCGTTTTGCATCGCCAACGCATACAAATCTGCTTTCTTGTACTTCCGCTGGCTGGTTCCCGGCTTCGTCGCGTACTTTGCCTGATAAAAGTCCACGATCTGCTTCAGCTCGTACCCGCCGTTGTATGCGGTCTCGAACTTATCCTGTGTGCCCTCGCTGAGCTGCTGCGCCATGATGTTGAGCATGAGATTGTCGCCGCCGCGCTTGTTCCCGGCGGTTTTCAGGACAGACTGCAGCACATTGCCGGTTTTCGTGCGCTTGTCCTCCGGCAGCGCGTCCTTTGCCGTGCCGAGCATCGCCTTGTATACGGCGTTCTCGCCGATCGTGCCCGTGCTTTTCGTCGTCCAAGCCGGAGTGTCGCCGCCGTCGAGCTTCGCCTTCTTCTTGCCGGCCGATGTTGCGACTTCCAACAGGTTTTGAATCGCGGCCGCTTTCTCCGCGTCGCTCGACTGCTTGTATACCGAACTCCGAATGACTTTCTGAATGTTGTCATAGGCCGTCTGGCCATATGCCATCTGGTACTGCCGCCTCTCGTCCTGATCCAGCGACACTTTTTCGCCGTCTCTGTTTCCACTGTTTGGCGCTTTCTTCTCCGGATATTTTATGTCGATGTTCTCGCCAAGCCGGTACAGCTCTTGGTTCACGGCGCTCGTCCGGTACTTCGTCACGCTGCCGGGATTCAGTGTCGCGTTCAGGAAGTTTTCTGCTGCCGTGCCGGTGTATTTCTTCTCCTGCCCCCAGTTGTCCAGCGCAGCCGGAAGCGTTTCCCGAAGCCCCGGGATCTTGCTCTTCATCGCGCTCAGACTGTTTTCCCACACGGTGTCGCCGTTGTAGGTGTCGCGCACCGTCCCGTCAACCCCCTGCGCCACGCCGGACACGACGTTTGGCACAAAGCTGGTTGCCTGAGACGCGCCATAGCGGAACGTCGCGTCCGCAAGCTTGCCGCCCGTGGTGTCCGCTTTGGAGTACTTGAGGCTGTTCTCAATCTCCTGAAACTGCGACATAGCGGGCAGATCCATCACGCTCTGAAAAGCAGATTCCAGATTGCCGCCCGCAACGTTTGCAAACGTCAGGCCCTCGTCCTTGTAGCAGTCTGCCAGCAGTGCGCCATAGGTCATCTGCGCGTTGATCGGGTCGAGGAAGCCGATAGATACCAGGTCGTCCCCGTCGCGCCACTCCGTGCTTTCTCCGGCAATCCACCGGTTGAGTGCACTAAGGTTAAGCTGCGTGCCGCTCACGCCCTCGGACTTTTCGAGCGCTTCCTTGTCCTTGTCGTCGTCTCCGGCGACGTTCATGATACCGGCCCCGGCAAGCACGGCAAAAAATGCGATGCCCATCGTGCCGTTGAACGCGCGGCCGAAATCCGTCACAGCCTTCGCCTGTTCGGATGCGGTCAGCGTTCCGGCCTTTGCCTTGTTTAAGACTTTGACGACCTCCGCACCGGCGTTAATAAACCCGGCAGGGGAGTATTGAATCGCTGCGCTCGCAATGTTGCCGGGCACGTTTGTGAATGGCAGGATGAGATCGCCCACTCCGAAGCTGCCGCCGCGCTTGTCCTTAATGCTAAATACGTTCAGCGCTCTCCGCACGACACCCGTCGCCTGCGCGAGCTTTCCTTCGTTCTGGAACGTGCGTTCCCTTGCGGTTTCCTCCGCGCGGCCGTCAAGCGCGCCTTTTGCCACCTTGCCCTTGGCTTCCAGCGCGTCAATTCCGCGCTGCGCTTCCGCCTGAATGCCGCCTTTTTGCATCTGGTCAGACGTGACCATGGCATAGTTGCTGTATTTCTCCCACGTGGAGAGAAACCGTTCCAGAAAGTTCCCGGTCATCTTGAACGACCTGCTGCCGCCGGTTTCGTATTTGCCCTGTGCGTTGGAAACGCTTGCGTCAAGGCCGGTTTCAATGTACGACTTGAGCGTTGCCTCGCCCATGCCTTTTCGTTTTGCCTTGGAGAGATAGCTCTTGTCCGCGGCTACGGAGCGTGTGCCGGTGTATTTTGACAGCAGCATGTCCAGCCCGACGCCGATGTTGTTTGACACGGCCTCTACCGGGTCATACACCATATTGCCGACAAGGTTTCTGGCAGCCGTCGCCGGTTTCGAGAGCATGGACAGATAACGATAGGTTTTGATCTGTTCGAGCGTGGACGGTTTCGCGTAGTCATACGCAATGCCGCGCACCTGGCTTGCGGCAACGTCACGCAGAAACGCTTCGCCGCCCGGCAGTTTCTTTGCCTGCTCAAGCGCCTTTTCCATTGTTCTGCCCATCTTGTTCGACCACAGGCCGTTTGTGCGCCGCTCCGTGCTCATGTCTTTGATGAGGTCAACCACGCCGTCCACGTCGCCTTTTTCGATGCTGCGCAGCTTCTCCGCGTTCTGGCTCACGCTGTCGAGAATCTTCTTGCGCTGTTCGTCCGACATTTTGCGCGTGCGCTCGCTGTCGTTCAGCAGTTGGATCGCGTCCGCTTCCATTAGCGCCGGGTCAGACGCGAGCTGCCGCCGCTGCCGCAGCGCCTGACCTGCTTCCGTGCCGTGCGCATCCCATTCTTTCATGAGCTTTGCCACTTCGGCGTAGGCATCTTTGCTGCCGCTCTCGCGCGCCTTGGCCACTTCTTTGACGATGATCTTGTGCGCAAGCACCGTGTCGGTATCGTTCCAGTCCTGCTTTTCGCCAAACAGGTCCGCCTTTTCGCCCTCGTAGTCCGATTCAAAGCGCTCCTGTGCCTTCGCGTTTACCTCTTCGTCATGGTTGACTTTGTGCGTCCGGTCTTCCGGCCTCAGCCCTTCCATCGCGTGCTCGTCGTCGGTGAGCACGCCGTCGGTCGAGCGCGTCTGTGTCTGCGCCTCGGCATAGCCAAACTCCGCGGATTTTGCGCCCTGTCCTTCCGGCAGCGTGCCGCGCTGCCCGGCATCCGTCTCAGTCTCTCGCTGCTGCACGTCTGCAAAATTGTCACTGTTTTGTGACTCAACCGCGTTTTCAGCGCTTTCATTCACAATTTCACCCGTTTTTTGTGACTGTTCCTGCGCCGCTTTTGCGGCCTCTCGTGCGTCGTGCTGCGCGCGCCAATCGTTATAGGCTTCCTCCTCCGTGATCTCTCCGAGCATGAGCGACAGGTCATTATCTCGATAATACTCCCGCGAGTACGGGTCAGTGCCGCCGGAAATCTGGCTTTTTGCTTCCATGTATGCCGCGTCAGGAGCAGCATATTCGCCGTTCGGTTTTGTGTAGCCGTCTACGAGCAGGGAATCCAGCGCCTTTTCTACGCGCTTTGCGTTTGCATAGTTTTCTGCTCCGTTGTCTTTGATGATCGCATCCAGTGCACGCAGAATCTCCGGCCGGGAAAGGTCGGTTTTGTCAATCACGTGCTGCACAACGCGCGAGTTGTTCGTGATCGTGCCTTCCCCGCGCTTATGTCGGTCGCTCTGCATTGAGCCGTAAATCATAGTGGTAAGATCTTCTGCAACGCGCTCAAAGTGCTCGTGCAGTTCCGGGCGGTTGTACTGGAATGACTTGGTGCTCCGCTTGGCGACATATTCGTCTGTCCGGTTGTCGATATGATCTTCCGGCGTATATTCCTGCGGCTGCCTGTTCGCGTCCCGCTCCTCGCTCCGCCCTGCTTCCGTAGCACGTTCCCGCGCCGGGCTCTGCGCCGGTTCGCGCAGCCCTGCGGCTTCTTCCACCATGCGCAGCGTACTGTTCTCCTGCGGCTTCTCCTGCGCCGCCGGAGCGTCCTGCGCGGTCTCGACCGGTGCGGCCTCTGCCTGTGCTTCCGCGGCGATATTTTCTGCCTCTGCCGGTTTCGCGCTCGCTTCTGCGTTTACGTTTGCGGCCGGTTCTCCGGCGCGCAGTGCGGCATTCTTCTGCGCGTCTATGCCTTTGGCGATGCCAGCCGCCGTCCCGAACGTAGACAGCGCCGCGCCGATCATCGCGTCATACGCGGACTGCGCAAGCATTTCCTTCGCGCCTTCTGCCGTCGTGTAGCTCGATTTTGCCGCCGCGCCCTTGTCGTAGATCGCGCGGATCGCCGGGTTCAGGATGTCGGCCACGGCTTCCTCTGCGCCCTCGCCGACAGCGTTTGTCAGCGCGCGCACAACACTGCGCCCGGCATCCGTTTTCGCAAGCTTTCCGACGAGCTTTTCCGCCACGTCGTCCGCAGCACCTCCGCCGAATAGCTTGCCGACGTCGAAGATTTTCTCCGTCAAAACGTCAACGGCAGCGGCCGCAGCGCCGTATGCAACCTGCTCGCCCTCGCTCGCGCCGTCAAGACGTGCCTCACGCGACCCGCTGCCATAGGAACGCAGACCCATGTTTGCCAGACCTGCGCCGGGGAGCAGCGCATTGAGCGCCATGTCTGCGCCGAGCTGCAGGCCGCCGCTTGCAATGTCCACAAACGCGCCCGCGGCTTTGCTGCCGCCGAGGTTATCTTTCGCCTTTTCGGATGCTTCTGCCGCCGCTGCCGCCGCTTTGTCCGCCTTGGCATAGATGCTTTCCTGGTTGCGCTTCCGCGCGGCCTCCGCCTTGTCCTTGTCCTCCTGAGGCACGGCGTTGTCCGCGACGGTCACGCCCATGATCTGCGTTCCGCTGCGCTTGTTGAGAAATGTTCCGGCCGCGTTTTCGTAGGCGCTCTCCGCGCTCTTTACGGCGGATTTTGCGATGTTTCCGCCCGTTTCCGCCGTCTTGCTCTCCTGCATATTGCTCTCGCGGTAATCATCCGAGATTGCCTGATTCGTCAGGGCAAGCGGCGTTGTCGTGTCCGCGCTGTAACCGGCGTCGCCGAAAGCGTTAAGCAGCTTCTCCCAAAAGCTGATGTTCTCTTTCTTCTTCTGCGGCACAGGTTCAGAGATCGGTTCGGTGACAGGTTTCTGCTTGGCAGCAGTTTCTTGCGTCGCCGTCTGACCCCACACCTTATCCATTTTGTATTTTGAACCGCCGTAAGCCTTCTTGCCGTACTCTCTGTCAATTTTCTCCCGGCTGCTCTTTGCGTACTGTTTCAGAAACTCAGATGCCATTGTCAAGATACCTTTCCGTAGCCGACCGTTCTATAAGTATAGGTGCCGTCTCCGTTGTCGACCTCTTTCACCTTCCCAGCGTTCACAAGCGCTTCCAGCTCGCTCGGCGTCACTCGACCGTAGCCGCGCACCAATGTCCACCCGGCGCCGTTCACATTCGTGATGGAGCTATTTTCGTGAATGCTTGAAAGATCCTTCGTGTTGTTTCTCGTCGGGTTCTCCACCGGCGTGATTGTGTCGTCACCACCGCCGCCACCGCCGCCGCCCCTTCTTCCGTTTGATGCCGTGTAGCTCGCCGGATATGCGCCTGTGCGCTCGTAGTAGAGCTTCGGGTTCTGCGCGCCCCACACTTTCTGCATCGCGTCGATCTGATCCTGCGAATAGCCGAGCGCGGCGTATCCGGAGAAATCGCCGTACTTGGCGAGCGTCGCGGCCTGCTGTTCGAGTCGGCTGCGATCGTTTTCCGCAAGCGTCGTGTCCACGCTAAGCTGCTTGACCGCCGTGTTGACGATGGAGTTATCCACACGCTGCGCCTCGGTATAGAGCGCCTTCGCGCGTGCCGCGTCGTTCTCGCTGATCGCCTGCGCGACCGCGTTCTGATACGCCGTCTTTACCTTCTGCCGCTGTGCCTCCAGATCGGACAGTGCGTCTGCCTCTGCGGACGATACTTTGCCCATGGCTGCGTTCCTGCTGTTCTGCTGCGAGAGCGCGAGCTGACTGCCCGCGCCGACATTGATGCCGCTGCCCGCCATCTGCTCGTTCAGGTTTGCGCGTGAAATGTCCGCCTGTGTCGATACCTGCCGCCGCGCCTCGTTGTATGTCTGCGGGATCTTCGCGGCCTGTGCGTCATAGTCCGCCATGTTCTGGTCGTAGGCCGCTTTCAGCGCGTCGGTCTTTGCCTTCTGCTGCGCATCGTAGATCTTGTTGATGCTCTCGCTCTGGTCTTTTGCTTCCGGCAGGACGGTGTTGTTTCCAACGATCTTGAAGCCGCTGCCGTCCGCGCCGCCGCTGTAGCCGTACTTCTTGCGGATAAGCTCTGCCTGCTCGTGCGCCTCATTCATGCCGCCCTGATTTCCGGCCTGATGTGCAGCCTTCCACTGCTCACTGAGCGCGGCAATTTTCTGCTTGTCGGCGCTGTTAATGATTGCGTCGTTGTATGCCATCGTGTCACCTCATCACTTGATAGGGAAGAGGGGACACCGCCGCGCCCGGCAGCGTCCCCCGTGTCGATTGTTATTTATGTTCGAGCAACTGTAGCCGCGTCTCGTGGTCGTTGAGCGTGTCCTCGCTGCGCTCGATCTTGTCCCACATCTCGTTGTGCTCCTTGGCGTTTCCGGCGTCCATGCGGTCAATGCGCGCCGTCAGCGCCACGACTGCGTCCGTGTTTCGCTGGATGATGGTACTCATCCGCCAGCACGCGCCGATAAGCGTCAGCACAAACGCCGCCGCTGAGATCAGGTTTGCAACGGTAACTGTCATCGTTAGCCTTCCTTTCTAGGCTCCTCGTAAGTAAGCGCCTGCGCACTGTCAGAGCTGCCTGCCGTCGTTGGGTCGTTCACCACGCCAAGGATGGACAGCAGCGCGAACACTGCGTTGATGATTGCTGCAAGCTGCTGATTCAGAACACCGAAATCCCACTTGTAGCCGAACGGGGCGGCTACCACCTGCACCAGCAGAAGCAGCGCCGGGATCAGCGCCAGCCAGAAGTTCTTGTTGCGAATACGTACTTTCCAGTTAATGTTCATAGGTACTACCCCTCCATCACTTGTTTTCGTCGATCATCCGCTGACAGACAATCATAGACCGCAGCGCGTCCGCGCTGACGTTCAGGTCGCCCCCGCCGACACCGCGAAGCGCGCCGCGGTCGATCAGCTTCTGCGTCTCCTCACGCGCCCATGTGGGCACGTCGTCCAGGCTGTAGTAGCGCGGATTGCGTGCCTCGGCATAGCGCATGCCGATAATCGCGCCGCGCACGACATCTTCAGAGATGTCGATGGCTCCATTGCCAGTGCCTTTCAGAGCGCCAGCATCCATCAATTCCTGAACCTCACTTCTGTACCATTCAGGGACGTCATCAATCGTCTTGTACTTTACCATGTTTTCATCCTCCTCATCGTTATCGTTCTGTTTCAGCATCTCCTTAAACGCCGTCCACTGCGCCGGGTCGTCCACCCACGGCATGGGGCAGCGCTTGCCCGTCACATCGTAGTGCCGCAGCACGTGCTCCGTGTCGATGCCATAGCGCTGCATGATCTCCCGCGCCAGCGCCGCGGCGTTTGCCACGGTCTCCGGCAGGATGTAGTAGCTGCCGTCGGCGCGCTTGCGGCTGCACATCTCGATGCCGATGCTGTTGCCGTTGCGGCACTCGGGGTGCCAATACGCCCGCGCGCCGCAGTGCCACGCCGTGTCGCACTCGCGCACGGACTGCATCGCACCGTGCTCGTCAACGAAATAGTGCGCGCTAGCCTGCAGGCCGCCCACGCGGTGGTAGTAGTCGCAGTTGTTTTTTGCCGTGTCGCCGTTGTTTGCCGTGTAGTGCATCACGATGTACCGCACCGGCTGCGTGCGCCCGGCGCGGTAATTGGCCATGTTGCAAGCAATAAATTCCATCTGTGCCTCCTTTTACGTGATCGGTTCGTTGATTGTAACGATAACTGCGGATGCGTCTGCGCAAATCAGACTCAACCGGAGGTAATGTTCGGCAGGCCCTGTTATAGTAACGACATTGTCAACGGTAGTAAATTCTAGGTTATTCCAGCTATATCCGTTGTGTATATACCCTGCGGATAAAAATGTCGCCGTTTCGCTATAACTTATGGCTATGCTTTTTCCGTCTTGCGAATCGGGCAGACTTGCGCCCTTAATGCGCAGCGTATCGCCGGGCATAAGATGGATGAGACTTGCTGCGTCCATATTTGCCCCGATTGCTGCCCAGCCTACCTGAGCTTTGTTCGTGCCGCTGCCAGCGCTCAGTCGCGTATCTGCTGAGATTCCGACGGTTTCAATGACATTTGTAATCACAGCCGCGCAGGTAATCACAATGTTGCCAGTAACTTTGGCGATTGTGATTGTGTTTCCGGATACTGCCGATGCGGAAATATCCGTACCGCCCATCGTAACAATAATTGTGCCAAGTTTTTTATATGTGCCGGTCGGAGAAAGCGTCGTGGAATAGGCTGCACCGTCCGCAACGGTATTAGCCACGTTTGAAGATGCGCAGTTGGTGAGATTGCGTGTAATGTTGTAAGTCACAGACGGAACAGAGGCCACCGCAGTGATTGTGACCGCCCCCGTCACCTTGGCGATGTTGATTGCGCCGCTTCCCGCCGAGTAAGCGGTGGCAGTAATGTCCACGCCGCCCATTTTGACCACCACAGATGCAAGCACCTTTCCGCTATCCGCAGTGATGGTTGCGGTGTACGCCTCGCCGTAATCCGCCTGAGACGTGGTATTACTAAGCGTGCATCCTGTGAGACTTTTGGCGATCGTCTGATACCAGTGCAGCGTCTCGGGCGTTCCGGCGGTCATAACCGCACGGTAAGCGTTGATATCAGCCATCGACATTCCGCACGTTCCCACGGCAAAATGCACGCACTTATCACGGAACGTGTTCCCGGAAACGGCGTTGATCGCATTGATAAGCCTCTTCCACTCTGGCTCATTCCTTCGACGAGCAAGTGCGTCTGTCCCGGAGCCGGAATAAAAGGTAGTCAGCTCGTAGTCTTTGTCGATGTCGGATTGGCTCATGCCGAGCAGCCCCTCTAGCACACAGGCCAGCGTGCCTGTACGGTCCGCACCTGCGGTGCAGTGAAAATATACCGGCTCCCGGTGCGTTACGGCGTCGATCACGCAGCGAAGATAGAGCTGCCACGTTGCAACCGGCGTCAGCGCGTAGGACGCTGCCTTGTCAGCAATCGTAAACCACACATCGCTACCAAGGGGGGATTCTGTTGCGACATCACCGTCGGACGGGTCGCGCCCCTCTTTGCCTCTAAGGTCGATTTCATGCTGCACACCGAACTGGCCGACCAGTACCGCCCGATCTGCGGCAGAGATACGCCCGCCGCGAATCAGCAGACCATATTTCACCGTGCCGCCGTCGCAGGCCCATCCGCCAAGGTCGCGCACGTTCCACGCTTCTGCGGAGCCGTCCCGCGTGCGAATCCACCGCAGTGCATCCAGCGGTTTGAGCGTGCCCGCTTTCCCGCCAGAGGCAAATGGCGTGAGCACATTCGGTACTTCGTTGTAGTGCATCACCCCGCCAGCCGCCTGCCCAATGGGCTTGTAATTGCTGATAACAGCATCAGCGGGCGCATAGTTGGCAATCTGTGACGTGCTGTAATCGCTCGGGTCATAGGTCACGTTGGCAAGATAATTCCGTACCGCCTCCGGGCACTGATGCCACTCAACTGCTTCGCTTCCGGAGAGTGCTCGCACAGCAGCGCCCATCTCCGCGACTTTGTATTTCGTTGCAGTGCCATTTTTCTCGCGGATAGCTGCTGCAATGTCCTGTACGGCGGTTTCTTCGTAGAGCTTTTTCATCTCAGTAGCTCACCTCCGTGCCATCGGCGATCGTGACGGTTTTCGCCGCGCTGCCGTCGTAGGTGACGGTCGTGCCGCCGATTTGGATCGTCAGCGCCTTCGGATTTTTCAGTGCTGTGGGCACGGTGGTCTTGTTGGCTCCGCGCTCGATGCCGTCGAGCTTGGCCTTGTCGGCGGCGGACATCAGACCAGCCGCGGACTGCGTGGCCGCCGCCGTACCCGC